TCACGACGCGCATGGTGTGTCATCCACCAGGTAGCGGAACCCCTGCACCGCGCGCATGTGGCCACCATAACCGGAACTGCTCCCCGAATTACCTTTAGTTTGCTCGCTCTGGCGCATTGAGTCCCGGCATCGCATTTTGTGCTCGCCGAACAGCCTGGCGCTAACCTGCGTCCAGCGGCTGTCCCGCCGTAGAGCCTCAGCTAGTCCTGGGTGGCTGGTATGGAACAGCGTCGGCAGCGGCTTGTTATAGCGGTTCTCTCCACGCCGCCAGGCATCGCAAATGGCGTTGAGAAACCGCATCCCCACGCCAGCGCCTTGCCACTCAGGCATGACGACCAATCGGCAAGCGCGCGCTTCGACCAGCCCTGGGCGAGTGCTGACAGCCAAGTGGGCGACCGGCTCGCCATTGATGGTGCCGACGTAGCATGTCGCCGCGATCATCCTCGGCAGTTTCAGATAGTGATGCGGCTCAAACAAGGGCCAGTAACGCCAATCCGTTTGGTGAATTTCGAGTTCCAGGGATGGCCGTCGCCGAAGAGACCCCCGTTGAAATTGTCCGGTAGCCGTATCGAACACCCAGTCCGGCTGCAACCAATCCAGAATGTCGTAATGGCAGGACAGCAGCACGGCCTGGCCGCCGGTCCGCCGCCAGACTTTGGCGAACGCGCCGGCACCGATACGGGCGATCTGGCGGTCGACCACGGACGAGAACTCGTCAACCACGGCGAGTGCCGGCGCTTCGCACACCAGGCGGGCCAGCGTCGCCCGGAATTGCTCGCCGTTCGACAGCACGTTGAACGGTCGCAACCAAGCCGGCACGCTGCCGAGGCCGACAGCCGACAGCGCGGCCGTCACGTCGGCGAACTCGCCGCCAGGTGCGATAGCGTCGACAATGGGCATGCTGGCCGGCCACGTCGGTTTGTACAGCTGGCCGATCTGCGCCCCTATGCTGGTTTTGCCGCTGCCGGACGGCCCCACAATGACGCCGATCTGCCAGTCGTCGCCTTCGATGGGTAGCTCGGCCTCCAACTGGAAGTTGGCCCCGCTGTCTACGTTGAACAGCGATTTGACCCGCTCGGCGCGGTATGAGTCGAAATCGGAACAGCGGTGGTTGACGCGGATTTTCATACGGACACCACCCGCAGCTTGTAGCCGTCAGTTTTGAGCCTGGCGTAGACCTCCGCCTGGTCGGCCTCGTCCTTGCAGATGATGATGACCCCGTACTGAGGGCGGTATTTAAATCCATTGCGTCCTAACGGCTTAGTCATGGTTGACCTCGTTGCTAGACGCTCTCGGGCGTTCGGATGGGAGGCTCTCGGCCTTCAAGTGGTTAATGGCCTGACAGCGCGGGCATTTGATCGTCAACTCAATATATGTGCCGATAGCCAGTTTTCGGCGACACTGGCCACAGCGGATTTCTGTGCTGCACATCGGATACCTTATGCGGTTCTTCTAGCCGGACGCGAGTTTGTCATCCGCGTCCGACCGTTGTTTCAACTCACTGCGGTTTAACAGGCCAAATGGTTTTCAACGGAAACCCCGGCTGCTGGGGCACGTCGCGCAGCGCCTGGGCGTATACCGCCCACTGTGCGGCTTGTTCCTCCGTCAGTGTGGTGGGGGTGCCATAGCTTTTTTGGTTAGTGTGCCGGTCCAAGATCGCCAACACGTCCCTCAGCAAGAGGTCACGCTGCTGCCGGGATTGTTCCGCGACCTCTTCAACGCTGGCCGGGGGCCTGGCTCGTGCTATTGGCCGACCTTTGTCGTCTACGCCAATCACTGCGCCGGCTGCTTGGGCATCCAACAGCGCGTTGTAGAGCTCTGTCGGGATTTCGGCAGCGTCAACCGGGCGTATCGTGCTGTCGCCGTCAAAAAATCCGCAAAGTGAAGGAGAAAAGTAAATTGCCATCTTCGTGGTTACTCCTATAGCTTCCCAATTGCACGGATATAGATCGTGCCCTCGTCCGGCGGACCGCCGTAGATGCCGCGCGTCCGTATCGTGCCGCCAGTCGACGTCGGCGCTGATGCCAGCAACGCCGTCACCTCGCCCTCGGCATCCAACACTGATGGCCAGACCCCGTAGACCTCGGCCATAGCCAATGGAAATACGTAAGGGACCACTTCATCGCGCCGGCCGAACTGGACCGAAAACCATTGCTCAACCTGCCCGTCCGGCCATTTGCGGTGGCCTCGCGGCGCGACCTGACCAGCGAACAGCGTTCGCATGGTGGTAACCGCAGCGGACAAATCACTTTTGGTCGCACCATCCGCGATGCCGTAGCCGGCCAGCGTGTTGGCCTGCGCGGCAAATCGCTCATGAAGCCAGCCGTATTTTGCAGATCGGAGCGCCCCGTCACTGCTGACCGTCAGGCATTCGAGGTTGTCTATCTTGAGCATCAACTTGGCAGAGCCAGCACCCGGCGAGCTACTGGTAGCAGCAAACAAGCCAGTGTCGCCATCCACGTCAAATCCGTATCCAACAGCGGCACCATCGTCACCTACTGCGGCGGGATCGCCTTTATTCGCACGGAAAGCCGCTCCCCAGACGCGCCGCTCGGGATCGCGCCAGGCCGCATCGGTGATGCCGTATCCCGCCAAGGTCGTCGGGCGCTGAGTGCCGCCCCAGGCCAAGCGCGTGATCACCTCCAGTACCTGATTGTTTTTTGTGGCGTCGGGCTGCATGCCTTGCGCCGCGAGCAGAGTGGCCATCTCAGCCTGCAGCGATTGCACGCTGCCTTGTACCGCGTTGAGCCAGGCGGCGGTCACGATAGTGCCCAGCTCGCCCTTGGCGGGGTTGCCATCACGGAACTGTTTGTCGGCGGTGCCGATGGGCTGCATCACGTCTTGCATCTCATCTCCTGTCTTGATAGGCAAAGTAAACGAAGGTGTGTGCCGGTTTGAGATCGTTGAACACCGCTTCGACAACCGGGTCGCCAAAGGCGGTAAGGCGCTCCCCGGCAGCGGAGAGGCCCGCCTGAAAGCGGAAGATCTGGGAGTCTCCGCCGTACACCACCACCTGCCAGACCCAGATGATTTCCGGCACCCACAAGACATCGCCGGCCAGGCTCACACCAGCTCGGAATGGCTGTGGCTCCTGGATGGCGATGTCCAGCCCCATGCCGGCGGCCAAGCGGGTGAAGTACGGGATCGACAGGCCGCCGGTCTCCGCCAGTTTGGCCAGCACCAGTTGCAGCCGTTGCTGATACGGGGCGTCAGCCGGTGGAGTGATGCCGCATACTCGCTCCCAATCGACCAGCAGTTCGCCCGCCGCGAGCGGTGTGATGCCGTCGCCTGCTCGGTCGAGGCTGAGCATAGTCTCGTCCAGGGCGCGGCCCTCGGTTGAAAGCTCAGCCCGTAATGCGGGGCCGTGGGCATAGCTGACCGGGGGCAGCAGCATGGCTAGCAGCGATTCGTGGCGCATCACATGGTCCTCATATTCACGGTGCCAAGGCGCAGCCACTCGACCGTGGAGGCATCGGCCTTCGGCACAACGTTGGCTATTGGCGTCATGATCTGCCGGTCAGCCACGCCGGCAACGGCCGAGACCAGCAATTCGATGCGGCTGCGCACCGCAGTTTCTCCGGGGGCCAGCGCGGCAAAATAGCCGCTGACCGTGTCCTTGACCTGCTCGGTCGCGATGGCCAAGGTCGTGCCGGACAGCAACACCCGGATATCGAGGTCGACCAGGCGCGGCGTGGGGGCGAACACCAAGCAATTGCGGGCCGTGACCGGCCGCATGTCGTCGATATGCTGCTGCACGGCGGCCAGCACCTGGCTGGATGGCGCGCCGCCGGCCATGGTGACGGCAACGTCGACCGTCCCGAGACCGCGCCGTAGCGGGTAGACATAGGCGGCGGTAACGCCGTCCACCTCCATCGCCCAGCGGTGGTAGTCGTAGCGATTGCCGCCGGCCGGTGGACGGCGGATCAGCTCCAGCAGCCGCGCCAGCAGTTCGCCATCCGACTCGGCGTCCGCGCCGCCCGACATATTGACCACTGACGCCTGGCTGGCTATGCCGGACGGGGCCGACGCCAATTCAGCGACAGCACCTGCGGCAATGTTGCCGGCCAGACCAGGCGCGGCGGCATTAACCGTGACGATAGCCGCGCCGCTGGCGTCCAGTGTTGCGCCTTGGGTGGTGGTGTAGCTTTGTCCGGCGGCTTTCGCCGTCAGGCCCGCCGGGGCCGTCGCACCGGGAGAGCCCTGCAGCCGCAACTGGCCGGCGGCGGCAACCGCATTCTTGCGTGACAGGCCACGCACGCGGGCGTGCAGCTCCAGGTAATCGCGGTCTGCGGTATCGGGAAAAATCTGCCGGGTCAGCCACGCCTGGTGCTGGTACAACCCTTCCACCGCGCTGGCCACCGAGGTGGCGCGGACGAACCAGTCGCTGTCGGGGGTGGTGTCGACGTCGGGCCGTTGGTTGCGCAGATCGCGTAGCAGCGCGTCGCGGACAGATCGCATATCTAGGGTGGTGAACGGCATCAGGCGACCCTCACCGGTAAGTTGAACAGCTGGGCGCGGCCGCTCTGGTCTTCTACCGTGATCTGCAGGTGGAGCCAGCCGGGAGTTTGACGGTGGGTGGAGACATCGACCCGGTTGGCGCGGCCGTCAGCCAACAGCGGCTGCAGCGCCTGTTCGCTGTACTGACGGGCAAGCATGTCGACACGGCCGGTGTCTTTCTCGCGCTGCAGCTCATGCAGGCGCGAACCCAGCGTGGGGTCGGCCCACCAACTGCCCAGCGGCGTCATCAGCCGTAGGTAGACGGCGTTGGCGAGGGTGTCAGTAGCGGTGCCGGCATAGTCACCGGATGCGGGGTCGATGAAAGCGTCCATGCCCCAGACTATGGGGCATGGGGCGGGGCGCGAAGCTTATGCAGGTCTTCAGTGCTTTAAATCTGCAGGGATTTTTTGGTGAAGCGCCTGAACAGCTAGAAACAGTTCATTAATGTCGTATCGGACTCCACGGAAGCGGAAGCTTTTATCCGCTGGGTCATACCAACGCATAAAATCTCCGCTGTCTAGTCCCTGAATTGCCCCCCAGTCCCCAATGTTATCAGCCACGATATTTTTATGAGTACTGGTTTGTGCCCAATGGTCCAACCTTTCATCATAATGCTCTAGATGATCTCGTAGCTCTCTGCTCCTAATCGGGTTCTCATCATCGATTTCCAACAAGGTCTTGAGGTGAGCGGCTCTTGCGTTACGTATCTCTCGGTGCTTTTTGCTATCAATTGGCCATATCATTTTCGAAATATTGCTTGTATGGCTTAGAAAGCTATGAAGGGAGCGAAACGTCTCACGCAAGAGATATCTCATTCTCTGTTGATCTACGCCATTTGCATGTATGCCTCCAATAGCCATATTTAGATTTTGAATTGCATGCAGTGCGTAAGTACATTGCGCCTCAATCTCCATAAGAAAGACCTTCTGATCGAAGTCATCCATCTAGCAACCCTCATTAAGTGATCGGTGCTATACACTGTATGGCATTGATTTTAGATATTCAAATCTCATGCCGCTTTAGAGGGGCGGGTCTGTCACGCCACCAGAATCCCCCGGATGCTTGTGATGTACCAAGCTCTTCCCGCTGGCCACCACATCCTCCGTCGCCACCAGCTTGCCCGTCACCGCCGCGCCGGAGCCGCCCTGGATCGCCAGTCCGCCGTTGCCGTTGATCTGCCCCTGAGCGGTTAGGACCGCGCTGACGGTCAGGACCGGCGTATTGAAGTTGGCTTGTCCGCTGGCGTTGACTTCCCATTGCTTGCAGTTGACCCGGAAGACGTCGCAGTCGGTCTCAATCACCCGGCCGCGTTTCAGTACGACCTTGGCCCCTTCGTCGGTGTAGAGCGCCACCTCGCCGGGCTTGAGCGCCTGCAGGCGGTAGTTACCATGCTCGGTGGCGATGATGATGCCGTGGCTGGTGCGGCCGCCCATCGGCAGCACCACGGCCATGGTGCCGGGCGGCGGGTTGGAGGTGTAGCCATATTGCTGGAACAGCTCGTTGTCCTGCAGCTGTTCGCCGGCCAGCGCGTCGGCCTGAACCAGCTGCACGGAGCTGGCGCTGTTCACCCGCGTCAGCACACTGCGGAAAGCCTGGCGCACACCGGATAGTGCGCGGCTGATACGTTTGTCGATGTCGTTGATCATTGGCTGACGTCCACCGCTTCTAGACCGGCCGAGGCGTTCTTGCCGCGCCGGTGCTTGCGCTTGTGCGGGTGGGCGTCCAGCACCCACAGCTTGTCTTCCTTCAGCGTCAGCCGGGTAATGGTACCGGTGGCGCGGCCGCCCTGGATGGTGCGCGCCATCAGGAAGAACGTCGCATCGATGCCCAGCGGCTCGCAGATGACATGAATGCGCTGTCCTGGCTGCCACAGCTGGCCGCCGCTGGTGCGGTGCCCCGCGACCTCGGCTACCAGGGTCAGCCCCTTCAGCCGCCCGTCTGACAGTATCTTCCTGGCCCTGGCCCGCGCTGACTCGGCGCTCTCGGCGTCATGATCGACCTTCACCTTGGGCCGGTAGATGGACATGGCGCTGTCCCGCACCGTGCTCTTGATCGCATGTTTGCCGTTCTCTACCGAGGTGCCGTGCGACTGGCCGAGGACCGTGATGTCGGAATAGCGCTCGGCCATGCTGCGGCTGCGCTTCAGGCTCAGCACGTTGTTGCCCTTGCCGTTGTGCCGCATCACCAGAGAGGCGACCGGTGGCGCGCTGTAGTCGGGGCCGCCAATCACCAGGGTGCCGTCCGGCTCGAACCAGGGCCACAGGCCGTTGGCCTCGGCGGCATGCACCAGGGTATCCCAGGCGGTGTCGCCCGGCTCGACATTGACCTTCTCCGCCGTACCGGCGCGGTCGGCGTCGATGCGGATCTTGCGTACGCCCAGCGGCCGCACCACGCTGGCCACCACCTCGGCTAGCGTCGCCATCTTGGCGGTGAATATGGGAGCCGAGCAGTCCACAAGCACCGCCGCGCCGTCGCGGCCGCGCAGGGTCAGCGAGTGTCCCTCTTTGTGGATGTGGTCGTCGATATCGTCGATGCGGCCGCTGAGCACCGTGTCGTTGCCGATGCGCACCATCACTTCCGCGCCGGGGGCGACCATGGCCGGGATCTTGCCGTCGGCCAGGCCCAGGGACACGCTCCAGGCGTCGGCCGGAATCAGCAGGTCGGAGTCGATCTCGTAGCTGTTCCAGTTGCGGTGCACGTGGCCGCCGACCATCAAATTGACGGCGTTGTCCCCGGAGGGGTGTAGCAAACGACTATCGGGCGTAGGCATGCAGGACATCTCCTGTGGCTATCGCATTGGGGTTGCGTAGTTGCGGGTTGAGGCGGGCCAGCTCCTGGGCACGGGTGTAGTCGCCGTACCAACGGAACGCGACCAGGTGCAGATTGCCAGGCGCTTCTACCACCCGCGTCTGCAACGGCGGCCGCGCCGCGATCACAACTTCGGCAGCATCCTGCACGCTGCTGGCGACATCCTTCAGCGCCTCGACAACCGGCCGGGCCTGTTCCATCGGCAGCGTGGCGCGGATCGCGTCTATGGCGTCCTGGACGCTTGAGCGGGTATCGTTGGCGATCTGCTCAATCTCGGCCGGCGATAGCACCGGCTGGTCGGCCTCGGCCGCCAGTATCTCGCTGGCCGTGTCCGCTTTGGTTGTGGCCGCGCCGACCTGCAGCACAGCTTCGACCAGGTCGACGTCTGCGGGGTACGCCGGCAGCGGCCGGGCGCTGATGATCACCGGCAGCGTGCCAGAATTGCCTGGTGTTCCGCCCGTGCCTGGATCGCTGCCCGGCCTAGGGGTGCCCGTTCCTGGCGTGCCGCCATCGCCCCCGGTTCCCGGCGTACCAGTGTCCGACGTATCCGCTCCCGCGCTCCCGCCGCTGGCGATCTCGCCATTGCTGACTTGCCGGGGCAGTTTGACGATAGCGTCCAGCTGCAAACCCAGGCCGCGCCAATCGCTCATCAGAACGGCGGGGTCAAAGCTGCGCAAATCCGCCAAGCCGCCAAATGCGCCAAACACGTCGGCGGCGAACGCTCGGGGAAAGTCCAGGACATCCAGCATGCCGCCCACCATGCCGCGTACCTGGCCTTTGATCGCCCCCAGGGTGCCGGCCAGCATATTGCGCAGCCCGTTCAGCCTGGCCAGGTTCGCATTGGCACTGTTGATTGCTCCTAGCGCCAGGCCAAACGCCTCAATGCCCTGGTTTTGCGCGGCGGCGGTGAATTGCGTTATCGCCTGGGCCTTTTGCACCGGCAGCTGTTGCACGAAAAACGGATTGCCGGGCGTGGCCTCGACAAAGGCCAGCGCCACCTGGCAGTAGTCTCGGCTGTCCGCCTCGTGGACGATGTCGTAGTCCAACAGCTGGGCGTGTTTGATGCTGCCGAATACCGGGTGTATCAGTTCGCCCGACCCCGGCTTGTCCAGCTCCTGGAGGAACGCCTGCAGGCGGTTCTCGTAATCATTGCCGACGAACACGGCCGAGATCTGCACGCGGCGCGCGCGGCGGCCCAAGTCCTCCACGTCCGCGCCGTCCAGGTAGGGGTATTCGTGACTGGCGGTGGCGCGCTGGGAGCTGTCCTGGGTTTTGACGCAATCGAACTTCACGCCGCGCCAGCTGGCGTCCAGCAGGGTTTTGTCCCAGGCCATCAGTTCCTCCTCGCGGTTTGGGAGTTCACCGCGTTCACGGCGGCGACGATATTGCCGTTCTGCACATCCACCTTGACGTTGATCGGGATAGGCCGCTGGCTGGCCTGGACGATGTGCTGCGCGGCCAGGTCCAGTTTGGTTGAGGCGTTGACGGCTGCCTGCAGCATATCGAGCTGGGGCACCGCGGCTGCAGTTTGGGGATCGGCGCAGCCGGGTTTGGTGCATTGCGCGTTGCAGGGCCAGCAGCGGATTGGTTGTGTTTCAAGAGCGGGGTCGGAGCAGTCAGCTTCGCGTCTTCATCACGATGCAGTAGGTCATAGACCCAAGTACCTAGGGTGCGCTCTTTGCCATCGTTGGTGGCGGTTAGTGCCGCGGTGATGCCTGCATTGAGCAGGCTGCCAATGCCATAGCCAGCTGCAGCGGCCAGCCCGACGCCGCCGGCCGCCCTGAGCGCACCGCCTGTCGCGGTGGCGGCACCGCTGCCAGCGCCGGTGCCTCCGTCGAGCCCTGGAATCTTGCTGGAGAGCAGCATAGGTAACGCGGCAGCGGCAGCGGCGGCGGCCAAGGCGCTGACAGCCGTTGTTGCGCCCGCCAGAGCGGCAGTCAATCCTGGGTATTGCGCGCCATAATCGGCTAGTTTGCCAGCAACGTCTCCGACCGCATTGTTGAATTTTCCGATGGAGTCATATTGCCCTTGTTCCCAGACATTATTCATTTGCTCCAGCTTGAAACCAGCCTGTTCTTTGATGAATCTTTGATTGATTTCAACGTCCTGCTCGCCGCCGACACGGGTCTGTTCTGTCAGTTTCTGCAGCTTAGCCGGGTCAAATAAAACAGGCAGAATGCCGAGCAGCGCTTGGCGGTCTTGAAGTGTTTTGCCAATCCCTTTCGCCATCAAGATATCGGCCATGCTGCCATACATGGCCGTTTTATCTTTATCGTCCTTTGCCGCTTCTGTTTGCTTCTGCAGTTTGGCAAACGCCGGGTCGGCTTTTGCGACCTTGCCTACCAGGGATGTAAAGGCATCAATGGAGTCCATCCCCTTGGACCTGGCCTCCATCAAGGTGCCGTAGAGATCGATCCCTTTTTCGCCTTTCTTTTTATCGCCCATGGTGCGGGCGCTGATTTTCTTGAAGTCGCTCGCCGTATCGGCGGAAGTGATTTTCTGTAGGAAGTTGACGACGTTATTGCCGGCTTCATCGGGGCTGCCTGCCGCCGTTACCGCCATTTGGCTGAGCGCCAGTATCTTGGCCAGGCCATCGGTGCCTCGTAAGCCAGCCGCGCCGCCCATGGCCAGCATCTTAGGCAGCCAGGTGGCCATATCCTTCAATTCGAAGCCGCCCAGCTGGCCCGCCTTCAGCGCCATGCCCAACGCCTTCGGGATCTGGTCGACCGGTATCTTTGCGTTTTGGACCGCCGCCATCACCACGCCCGTCATTTCCTCGGCGCTAGACCCTGCAGCTGTGGCGGCTTTGCTGATCATCGGCAACAGCTTGCCGGCTTCCTGGGGGCTGAAGATGCCGCGTGCGATCAACTTGTCCAGAGCCGTCGCATTGTCGTCGCGGGTGCCACCTTCCTGGGTGGCAGTACGGATATAGCCTTCCAGTTGCGCCTTGCCTGAGCGGCGTCGCTGCAGTTGCTCGTCTACCGATAGTTTGCGGCCCTCGAGCTCGGTCTCGTTGAACGCGGTATTGGCCATGTTCGCCAGCCGCATGTCGTAGTCGGCTACTCGCCGCATCGGGCTTGCCAGCACCGCCTTGCCGGCCATCACACCACCCACGCCGGCCATCAGTCCCTTGGCTCCGGCCGTCATGCCGCGCTGCAGCTGGCTGACGCCTGACAGTTCCTGGCGCAGGCCAGCAACCTTGGCGCGCATGGCGTCATAGGCGCGGGCCTGCTCGCGGGCGGACAGAGTGCCCATCGCCGCCAGGCGCTTGTATGCGGCCTCGGTTTGCTGGATCTCGCGCTGAATAGCGTTCTCGGCGCGCACGCCCAGCAGTTCGCGCGCGGCAGCCGCGCGCTGGTTTTCGCGCGACAGCCCGATCACGGCGCGCTCGGCGACGCCGGTCTGCTGCGCCAGCTGCTGCATCGCCGCCGCGCCGGCCAGCGGTATGCGGGTGGTGGAGATCAGGGTGCGGCTGGCCTGGCCCAGTTGCTCGGTCGAGGCGCTGGCCAGCTGGGTCGACGTGGCCAGCTGCTGCATGGCGGCGGACCCGGCTTGAGACACGCGGGCGGCATACGACAGGCCCGTCGATGCCTTGCCGAGCTGTTGGCCCGCCGCTGTTGCCTCTTTGGTCTTGGCGGTCAGATCCTGCAGCGCCTGGCTTGCGCCCCGCGACGACATGTCGCGGAAGCGCATGACCAGGGCCAACTCCATGTTCTTCATCTGGGAGCCTTCAGGCGTTGGGAAGTAATGCGGCGGGTCTCGACGCCATCGGCCGGCCTGTTGTTACGGCCGGATCGCTTGCCTTGCAGCTGCACGATGGCGTCGAGATACCCCTCCAGCTCGCTGGCGGTCAGTTGGACGGCTCGGGACTCGGGAATGCCGTATCGGCCGAGAGCGACGATGGCGCGCCGGATGCCGGCGACGTGCTGCTCGGCCGCATCCGCTTTTTTTTGAGCTCGCTCCGCGCCTGGGCCAGGACGTCGTAGTCGTCGTCGACCATCCCTTCCAGCAGCTCCAGGGTGATGGCCTCGGCCGGGATGGTGCCCAGGCGGACCAGCGTGCGCGCGAACATGTCCAGGTTCAGCTGCAGATTGCTTTCGACGCCGACGGCATGGATGGCTTCGATGTTGTCGTGCACGGTAGGCAGGCGCAGCTCGAATTCGTAGTGCAGCTGACCGGAGCCGGCCGGGTATTCCACCCCGTACAGCAACGCATTGGAGATCGTCATCATTCGGTTACCTTTCTCAGAGATTGCAGTTTCAGGTCGCGCCGCGCTTCGTTGTCGACGCTGAACTTGTCGCCGACCTCCAGCGAGAAGCAGTCGAGGTAGCTCTCCCGCTTGCCGCCTGGCTTGACCGGGTGAATCGTCAGCTTGGCTCCTTCTATGGCCTCCCAGTCCAGATCGCCAGTCAGCGGGATGACGACCGTTGCCGACAGCTCATACTCGGAAATGCCGCGCGCGAAACCTTTCAGGCGGCCGGTGCTGTTCATCGTCTTGACCGGCTTGCGCCCGGTCTTGGTGCTGATGCTGAGGTCGACGACCTCGACTTCCTTGCCGTCCACTTCCAGGACGATGGCTCCGGCGTATTCTTGCAATGCCATGGCAGGCTCCTTTCCTTACAGCAACAGGTCGATGCGGCCGGCTAACACATGCAGGCCGTTGACCACGTCCACCGGAATCTTGGCGTCCAGGCGGTTGACATCCTGCAGGTCGCGCTCGACGATCAGCGCGTCCTTGTTGTCTTCCACCGCTTCCACGATCTCCAGCTCTTCCAGCTTGAACAGCACGTCCAGCAGCTCGGAGCGGACTTTGGGCGGGGTGCGCTCGGACAGCTTCTCGCGCGGGAAACGCAGCGCGATGCGCTCGCGGCAAGCCTTGCGCACGTAGTCCAGCGTGCGGATGGTGGTGATGTCCAGCAGCGACACATCGTTCACGCCCTGGAGGTCGCGGGTGTAGGTGCTGATGGCGCGCACGATCTGCACGCGGTCGCCGGGGCCGATCTCCAACGGCGTGAGGCCGTTGTAGAGCGCGTTCTCCTGCTCGGTGCGGGTTGGCCGCTGGTCGATGGCGGTCACGTCCAGACCGGCCAGCTCCAGGGTGTTCAGCGGCCTGGCCGGGTCTTCCTCGCTGGCCAGCACGGCGGCGTAGGCGGCGGCGATCTCGCACGGCAGGCGCAGCGAACCGCGATGCCAGGCGCCGGTGATGCGGCCGCTGTTGATTTGGCCAGCCAGGGTGGTGCCGGTGGCTAGCGACGCCGGCCAGCCAAACACGCCGATGGCTCCGCGCTGCTCCATCGGCCCGGACACGAATTCCAGGTGGCTGCGCAATGCGGCCAGCTGCGCCTGGCTGGCGAGGGGCCCGACCAGGATGTGATGGCCGGCCCCGGCCACTGCCGCCAGCGCGGCGGCGTAGTCGGGCTCCAGCGTGCCGCCGCCCATGCCGGCGGCCGTCGCAGTCAGGCCCGGCGCGTTGCAGCTCGCCTGCAGGCGGATGTCGTTGCCGATGGCCCCCTTGTGATAGCAGGTATGGGTAACCACGCCAGCCGCGGCCGCGCTGGCGACCGGGATGCTGGGCTGGGCATTGACGGCCGCCGCCAGCGCCGTCGCCACAGCGGCGGCCGTGTCGCCGCTGTTGATCGCCACGTCGACGCGGGACGCGCCGACCCACAGCGTCACCACACCGCTGCCGCTGGCGGTGCCGGCTAGGGTGGTGGTGCCGGTGGCGGCGGTTCCGGCCGGGTCGTTGACCGCGATGGCCGTCAGCTGCAGATAGGGATTGGCCTTGATGGCGGCGCGCGCCATCAGGTGCAGCTGCGATCCCTGGCCGAACAGCTGGGCGGCTTGTTCGTCGCTGAACAGATCGGCCGGGGCGCGCTCCGCCTGGCTGCCGCTGGCCAGTTTCTGGCCCAGGATCAGCACGCGCTGCAGATTGCCGGGCAGCGTGCGCACCGCCAGCTTGGTGTTGAACTCGAAATACTTGCCCGGCTTGCGGATCGAGGCCGGAATCTGGTCGAAGCTGATGTTGGCGCTGGCCATTATTCGGCTCCTTTCTTGGCGTTGGTTTTGACACTCGCGGCCTCGTCGACCTCGACCAGGTCGCCGTCGCCGAGGATGCGCAGGTAATAGGCGCTGCGCGGCACGTCGGCCGTCTCGGCGTCGGTGATGTAGGCGCGCGGGTTGTCCTCTTTGGGCACCTGCAGGCCAGGTGCGGCGGCTTTCACGATCATTTGGTGCTCCTCAGGATGTCCTGGGCATCGGGCTCGCCGTCGTCCGGGGCCAGGTGGTAGTTGAGGCCGGTGCGCAGCCAGTCCGGGTCTGGGTCGCCGAGCTTGCCCTGGTTGCGGGCGAATACGCTGTCCGGATCGGCCGCCGCGTCCGGCGTGCCGGGTTTCGCTGGAGTCGGCCAGGCATGGAGCGGCAGCGCCTCTTCGATCCACTCGGTGGCGAACTCGCAGGCGAACACCGAAAACGCCGTTTTCTCCAGCCGGGTGTTGAACAGGGTGCGCACCCGGCCGGGCTGCAGCGGCGAGATCGGCAAGTCCAGATCCTGGGCGCTCAGCAAGCGGCGCACGGCGTAGACCAGGGCGTAGGTGCCGATCTCGCCAGCGCCGGGGCCGCCGTGCCGGCCGGCGGCCTCGTTGCGCAGGTTCTGGTCGCCGACCATCACCACGAACTGCCCGCCTGCCTTGTAGCGCTTGCGGCTGGTGCTGGTCGGTTCGGTGCGAGGCGTGCCGCCGTAGGTGACCCAGGCGGCGGGGAAACGGCGGATGGCCTCGCCCAGCCCGTCGTCTAGTTCGCCGCCGTAGCTGCCCACTTCCCGCACCATGCGGCCCAGGCCGAGCCGCAGGCGGGCGATGATAGCGTCCTCGATCTGCGTCAGCAGCATCAGAGCGCCCCTCCAGAGCGGGCGAAGGCGCGCTCTCCGGACACGAACTGCACCGTCTGGCTGGGAGCCGCGACGCCGCCGTCCGGCATCCCGCCCAGCGTGACCTTGCCGGCCGCGACCAGCTCCAGGAAGCGCACGGCGTCGCGGTAGCGGTCGCGGATGTCTTCCGTTAGCTGGGTGCCGCTGCCGCACAGCCGGTAGCGGGCGATGTCGCAGGCGTAGCCGGCCAGGATCTTCGGCGGCTGGGCCAGCGGCAGCGGGTAGCGGCCGCCGATATAGCCGTCGATCTCGACGCCTGCGTCGGCCAGTGCGTCGGCCAGCAGCGGGTCGTCGACCTGGCCGCTGTACTCGCGGTCGGTCAGCGAGATGACCTCCTTCTCGCCGAAGCGTTGCAGCATGTCGTCGCGGGTGGCGTACACGATCAGTTCTCCCGGATGTAGGTCGGCTGCACGGCCAGCATCGGCTCCTGGCACAGCAGCTGGAGCTCGGCCTCGGACAGCTCCGCCAGGCGCACCGTGGTCGCCTCGCGGGTGAACACCCGGCCGGCGCGGCGGAATTGCTCGCACTTGGCCACCACCTCAAGGGCGTTCGGCTCGAACAGTCCCGCCAACGGGCTGGCGGTCTCGGGTTCCTGGGTAGGTTGATCGGCGGCCTGGGCCAACTCCTGCGGCTGCTCGTTGCCGGCGTGGGGCTGCTGCTGCTCGGCCTGGCCCCGTGCGTTCCCCGCCTGGCCGGTGGTCTTGCTGTTTTTGTCGTTCGCCATGGCTTAGCCCTCGCTGCCGTCGGAACCGTAGGCCAGCTGCCAGAAGCCGTAGCCTCCGGCGGCGCGGGCCTCCGCGCCGAACTTGTACTTTTTGCGGTTGAACACGTCGTCAGCCTGCGGGTCGGTTTGCTGTACGAAGTTCGGTTTTTTGCGCTCCTGGTAGATGAAGGGCTTGATGGGCCTGGAGGTGTCCAAGAGGAACCAGGCGGTGTCGGAATTCAGCCAAGGCGCGACCACGACCGTGGCGGTATTGCGGTAGGGGTTGGGCTTGCCGTCTTCGAAGCGCTCCGTCGTCATCAGCAGATTGGCGTCGTCTTCCAGGGCCGGCGGCACCAACAGGACGTTGGGGGCGATGTTCAGCGGGCGGCCCTCGTCGTCGCGGAATTTCTTCATCGCGGTCCGGGCTGCGCCATAGCTGGCGCGCGCAGCCGCCAGGCTGGCCGCTGACAATTTCTTGGTCCCCTTGTTGGAAACCGACTGCCCGGCGACGACGTGGTCGACATCGAAGAAGTACTGGCCGTCATAGCACTGGCTGGCAAAGCCTTTGTTGACCAGGTCAAACACGATTTCGTCCGGCAGTTGCTTGGCCGATTCGCCAGCCATCTGCGCCTGCGGCGCGTAGATGCCCAGGTTGTCGTCGTCGATGTCGTTGCGGTCGACCTCGACAGTGACTTCCCAATCGTCGTTGGTGATGGTGTAGCCGGATGCCGCCAGCGCTTTAACGGTCTTCTCCCCAATCCATTTCTGCATGCGCGGGAAGTTCGACAGCCACTTGTAGTCATTGGTCTTCGTCGAGGACGGCACCAGCATGGCGACTTTCTGCCATTGGCTGGGGGCGGCGCTGAACGCGTTGTTGAAAGTGGTCTTCAGGTTGACGAAGATCGCCTTCAGGCTGGATGCGTTGACAATCATGGGTGTTGTCTCCTTAGTTGACCCATACGCCGTCGGCGTCGATGCCGACCACGATGCCGGCCGGCGAGCGGGTATTGCCGCCATTGCTCTTGGCCACGGTCTGGTTGTCCGCGATGTAGCAGACGCGGCCCAGGCTGGCCTGGGTGACCGGGTCGCCAGAGTCGTTGGCCCACTTGAAGGCCACACCGCGCCGGATCGGCACGCCAGTAGCTCCGTCCGCGCCTGCCGAGTTGTCGACGGCGGCGTCGGCCATGCCCAGGTAAGCCAGGGTGGCGGCCGTTGCGCCAGGCACGGCGAAGCCGCTGCCGCTGGCGCAGACGATGGTGCCGGCCGGAATCTTCACGCCGGCCGCGACCGGCGCGACGATCAGCTCGCCCTGGCGATACGGGGTGTTGCGGTCTTGAGTGGTGGCGGTCATGCCTTCTCCTTCATCACGGCGGCGACGGCGTCCGGGTCGTTGCCAAACATGCTGCAGACGGCCAGCGTGTCGGCGTCGAGGGCAGACGTCACACTGCCGGCCGGCGGTTGGCCCTGGGTTTGGGTGCTGGACAGCGCGGCGATTGCCGGCGCGGTGTCCAGGTAACCCTGCAGCGCGGCCAGGTTGGTCTTGCCCAAATCTCGCGCCCAGTTCTCCTGCACCGCCAGCAGCCGGCCATCCGACAGCGCGGCGGTGATCAGCTCATCCACCTCGCGGCCGTGTTGTTGGGCGGTCAGCGCCGCGACCTGCTCCTGCAGGGCGCGCATGGTCTCCACCGACACGAAACGGGCCGGGTCTGCCTGGTTGGCCGACAGCGCGGCGATGCGTTGCTGCTGGGTGCCGAACAGGCTGACCAGGTCGACGCTGGCGGCGGCCGTGCCCTGGCCATTGGAGAGTTGGTCGATCAGCTTCTGCAGCTGAGTTTTGATATCGTCGGCGGTTGCGCCGACGGGCAGGTTGAGCAGCCAGCGCAGCTGCTCGATCAGTTCGTCCATTGCGGAATCCTCTTGAGTGGTGGACGGGGTGGAAATCAGACGCGACAAGACCGCCACCTGTAGTTCAGGCAGCTCGTCCAATGCCGGGTTATTGGTCAGGGCGACATGCAGCAGGCCGGTGACGCAGCCTTGCTTGTCGTAGGTGAAAACGGGTGAGAGGTAGAGATATTCCTTAGCCGCGATCATCGCGGCGGCCTTTTCGGTCCATTCCACGTCGGTGGCGTAGAGGCCGTCCTCGCGCCACTCCAGCGCGCCAAACCATCCGCTGGCGGGAGCCGGCTGGCCGTTTTTCTCGCTGCGCAGGGTCTGGTGCTCGTAGTCGATGACATAGCGCGTCTCCCGTTGGTTGGCTGCGTCGATCAAGATGGCGGCCAACACCCCGTCCAGCGTCCAGGCGGCGCACTCGGCCGGGCGGCCGTCGCGGGCTCGGAACGTGCCAGCCGGCAACAGTTTGATGACGCGGGGAGCCTCGCCATCGGCGTTGCCGATTTGGGAGAGGTCAACCGTCAGAGCGGCGATGAAGGGTGTCAGATGTGCCATGCCCCGCATTGTGCGGGGCATGTGGGGAGGGGAAATCTGTGAGGGGCTTCAGTGACTTAAACTATTTTCAGCCTAAACATTATCAGGCTTTACCATTTCATTTCGTGCATGTACCGTTCAATACCAGCCGAAGCATGGCGTGCATTTTTGTCTTCTAAACTCTTTGTTAAAATTTTAGCCAAGATAAAGTTGTTGCGCTTCCCCGCAAATGCCTTTGCTTGATTTGCAATGTCGGGCATCTTGTTAAGAATGACTTCCGCTTCTGTCAAGCTCCTGGATAGCCTATTAAGATCAGGCGTACGCATTTCATCTAGTAAGCTATTTTGTAGGCTGCTAATAGCTGGCTCAACCTTTTCAAAAATCATACTTCGAACGTCTTCTGCGAAAAAGTTGATATATTCGAGGGTGCCAGCCTTGTAGCGCTCTTGGGTGTCAATCTCTTTGGGTACGTTACTGCTGGTGCGCCGCATGACATCCCTGATTTTAATTTGTTTTTTGGTTAGCTCTCGATAGTCGTATACATCATATTCGCTACGTCTAGCCTTAGCCTTTAGCAGGTTAACCAGCTGGACTCCTATCGTTTGCTCCAACCTCCTGACAAAATCTGTAATCTCCTTTGCTTGAGATTTGGCTTCTGCCAGTCTAATCTCCAACGATGGAGTGGCATCTCTTCGTGCCTGTAGGGATGTAATAACTTGTCTACGTTCTATGTATCTGAGAGCCATCTTGCTTTGTGCCAGAAACTTCTCAGCGCCCAGATCCTTTCCACATACGTTACCAACATTTGTTAGCCTGCCGTCCTCCAGTCGGACGACAAAACCTAACAGGTGAGGACGATGGCAGTTCTCTTTCCCACAGCGAATCGTATCGGGAAATCTATAAAAGTAAACTATCTTGTCCAATTTTACAGCTTTGGGGTCGATATCTTTCGTATAGCCTGGGAGCCGTTCAAGCTCTTCAATACTCTCAATAACGCCAACTTCAAGCTCATTCGGTTGGATTTTGCTCATGGCCCCTCCATCACCCAATTGGAGATGTCATTTTAACACCGTTAGAACCCCGTTAAAATATCTTGCCATGTTACGGGGTAAGCAAGGGGTCATCGTAGGGTCAAAACGTCGCTACGGGCGTTTATAGGGTCAAGCCATTCAGCCCTCGGCAACGCTGCGCAAATAGCTTTCCGCCGTATAGACGATCTCGTCCAGGTCGTCGTCGGTCAGCAGCATGAATGGCCGCGCCGGGATGTTGCTGCCGGGGTGGTTGACCTTCTTCACGACTCGTCCGCCGAACGCCAGCGCTTTTTTGTTCCTGGGACGGATTTCATGGGGCCGCGTGCGGCCGCCATTGTTTTGGATGGCGGCGTATTTGACGTTGGTGCCAACGGTCGAACTGTCGTTGTCGCTCATGTCATTCATACTGCCGGCGAGCCGGCCGCTTTTCTGCAGTATCTTCCCATCGCGGCCTGGCGGTTTCAGTCCTTGCCATTTCGGCCGCCCTTCTTGGGCGAAATTCTCTTCCACCGCGTCCAGCATGATCGCAGCGATATTGCGCATTAGCGGCTGACGGTGGTTCGTCGCTTGGATGATTCGCCCCATAACATCGGCGACATTCGAGTTGTCTATCTTAATGTCTATCATCTGGCGCTTTGCTCCTGCAGATATTGCTTGGCAAACTCTGGCGGGTAACGGCTGAGGTCCGGCTGATACGCGGCCTGGCCGGGGTTGTAGCCAAAGCCGGCGTCCGCCACGAACAGCTTGCCAGTGGCCGGGTCTCGGAATGCAGGGGCTGGGCGGGTATTGCCTATGCGGTCTATCGGCTGGTCCACCGTTTCCATCCTCCCCTCGCTGCTGGATGCGTCCAGGCCCAGCCGCTCCATGTCGCGGGCGCTCCTGGTGCGCACGCGGCAGCGGCATTTCCAACCGTTGGGCGGGTAGAACCTCCGCCAGAACGGGTCGTCGTAACGGAAGATGCGGCCGTGCAGGCTGCGGTGTAGCGGCCGGGTGCGGTTGTCCAACACCGCCACGTATTCCCAATACGGCCGCGCCTCGGCGTTGGCCAACTGCTCCTGGAAGCGGCCGGCCTGGTAGGCTGACTGCATGTTGGTGCGAAAGATGGTTTCCAGCCGGCGCGGGTTCAGTCGCTTGCCCTGGATCTCGCCGGTTGTCTGGTCGATGATATGGCCGCGCCCCCACCAGCCTTTCGCTTCCAGCACCGGCTGCAAGCGCTTCTGGAAGTCGGCCAGCGTCTCGCCATTCTGGATCGCCTGCAGCAGCGCTTCGCGCATGTCGGTCAGCACGTCCAGTTTCATCACGCCCGCCACGGTGAACGAGCGGGCGTGGGCTTCAGCCCATACCTCCTGCCACTTGAAGCCGATGGCGTAGCCCTTGCTCTCGAAATAGCTGATCGCTTCCTCGGGCGGCAAGCCGATAGCGTAGCTCAGGTCTACGGCCTCACTCGTGGGCATGTAGGCGTCCCCAGACATCGGCGACGAACATCGCCCGCGCCAACAGTTGGGACAGCGCGGCATCGTCCATCTGCGGATACGCCGCCACCAGCGACGCGATGGCATCGTCCGGAGTCGCCCCGTCGCGGATGGCCTGAATCACTGGAGCCAGCACCGCCTCCAGGCCGGCGTTGATCGCATCGGCCGGAAGCGCGACGGCGTCCAGCGCCGCCTGGTCGGGGTAGACCACCTCGCCCCGGTCATTGGTGAGCGCCGCGCGGTAGGACAGCGCGGCGCTCGGCTGCGGCCGCAGCTCCGGCGGCAACGCCATTTCAGGACGCGGCGCGGTTAGCACCTCGTCGTCGTCCTGGGGCTTCGGGATGGCCAGCTTGTCGTACACCCAATCGGTCTTGACCTTCAGGCCCAGCCCTACCAGCTTCGGCAGGCTTTCGGCATACAACTTGATGTCCTCGATCTCGCGGGTATCGAACACCAGGCGCGGCATCCGGCGCGGGTCGACCTGGCCGAAGTTCAACACAGCCAGCGGGTATAGCAGGTCGCGGACCAGGGTTCCCTCCAGCTGGCGCGCATCGCTGACGGTCAGGTCGTGGCGCACTTCGTTGTGGACGTTGCCGAGCGCGTTGGTCGATGTCTTGCCGTCGGCCTGGCTGGTGAGCGTGCCGCCCAGGATCGCCTTGGACTGCGAGCGTTCGCACCAGGCGATCATGGCTTCGAACGGCTCCTCGCTGCCCTGGGCAGCGGCCTGGAACTCGATCATCATGCCTTCCGGTATGATGCCGGCCGCGTTGTGGCCGATCTCGGCCACCGCGCGCAGCAACGTGGCTCGTTCCTGGTCGGTCGCGCCGGGCGGGTATTTGCCCACGCGCAGCGGGAGGCCGTAAATCTCCAGGAACTCAGCCAAATCCCGCACGCTGTAGTTCTTGAACAGATAGGGCCAGGCCAACACGCGGTGCAGGCCGGCGCGGGTCAAGTAGCCCGACTTTGCCTTGTGCCGGTGGATCACCCAGCCGAACTTCCACGGCTCCGCGCCCTGGGCGCTGCCGTCGCGCAGTCGCAGCGCGTTGCCATCCTCGGGCAGGGTTTGGAACCAGCGCTGCGGCCGGTGGGTCAGCGATTGCGGCAACCAGTCTTTGCCCAGCCGCTGCCAGGCGATCTCCAGCGCGGCGAAGCCGTGACCAATGCCGTCCAGGCAATCCAGCAATACGTCGTCCAGGTCCGGTAGGTCGGTCAGCCACTCCTGCAGCTGCTCGGCCTGGCGTTTCTCGGCGGCGCTTGCGCTACGCGGCGGGGCGATGCTCCAGTCCAGCGTCAGCAGCGCGCGCTTGCGCTTGCTCATCTCCGCGAAGATGTGACTGTCTTTCTCCTCTATGTCGTTGAACAGGTCGGCTTGTGCCGCCAGATTGCCCTGTTCGGCGTCTTCCAAGGCCCGGTGCAGCCGCTGCGGCGTCAGCCCGCGCGACGGATGCTCGGCAAACTCCCTGGTCACCCAGCCGATGCGCACGCTTTGCGGCTCGGACAAGACCTCGCGCTGGATGGGCTGGCCGTACTGGTCAAGAATTTGTGCCATGTTTGTCACTCCTACCATGCGCCGGCAGAGAAGCTGCCGGCGTAGTCGTCGGCGCTGCCGGATCGCGGCACCGGGGTGTAATCGATCTGGCCGCCGCCGGAGAGCGCGGCCGCCCACAGCATCTGCAGGGCGTCGGGGCCGTCGTCGTGGTCTGCTTTGGGGAAGTGCCGCAGCTGCTCAATCAGGGTGTGCTGGTCTGGAGATAACCGAATCAGTCCGTTGGCCATGTGCGGCTGCAGCGTCAGGATGCGCAAGTCTTTGTCGCCATGAGGGGTGACACCACGCGCCGGCACCGGAATGTGGCGCGCTGCCGAGCGCTTGACCAGCTCGGTACGCATGAACTCCTGGAACTGGACCGCCTCTACCAGCCACAGCACGCAGCGGTATTCTGCCTGGAAGGCGATCACGTCTTCGATGATGCGGTCGGGCAGGCGCTTGCGGATGCTAGCCTCCACCACGTCGAGGACGCCGGTATGGCGGTTGAAGCCGCCGACCAGGATGGCGGACGGATCACGCCGGTTCCCGGCCTTGCCCAGCGAAGGGTCGCACGCGCCGTAAAACACCCACTCGCGCAGCCGGTTCACCCAGAAGCTGATGCACTCGGCGAATGGGGCGTCATCACCGGACAGCGGATCGTTCTGCTGCTCGCTGTCGAACGCGCCCTTACCGTCGCGCGCCCGCTTGGTCATCAGCTTGTAAAAGGTGGTGCCGCCGGGCCAGCAAATCTTCACGCCGGCATCCATCTCCGGCTGATGGGCGTGATAGAACGCCAGCGCCTCGTCCTTGCCCTCTCCGAGCAGAATCTCGGTCCAGCGATCCCACAGGTCCATGCGGTCGGGCCAGCGCTCGACCGCGCGGAACTTGGCGCTGGTCCACAGCGGATTCTGGATCAGCCGCGCCAGCACCGAGTCGTAGTGCAGGATGGTGCCGATAATGAACACGTCCAGGCTGTCGTCCGCCGGGCCGAGCGACAGCAGGCTCTTGGTGATCCAGCTCATCAGCTTGTCGCGCTGCTCCGGGCTGCGGACGTTCTCGTCGTTTTCCAGGTCGTCGCCGATGACCAGGTCAGGCCGGTGCGGACCATGGCGGCGGCCCCGTATCCGTTTACCGGAGCCGAACACCTCGACCTTGACGTCGTTGGCGGTAAGGATCGTGCCGACCTGCCATACACGGCCCCGGCCGGTGGCCTCTGGAAAGTCCAGCAGCAAGCGGGGATTGAACTCCAGCTCCGCCTTGATCGCCTCCAGCATCGGCCATGCCTGCTCGACGGCGTCCATCACGATCAGCGGGTAATGCTTGCGGCCGGTGACGATGCACCACAACGTGCCGATTTGGGTGATCAGAGTGGACTTGGCATGGCCGCGCGGCGCGGCTACCGCGTCATGGTCGCCGACGCCGTTGTCGACTACCGCCTGGAAGCGATCGAACAGATAGTCATGGACCGTCGCAGGGATGTGTTTGACGTAGTGCGGGAAGTAGGTTTGAGCAAAGAAACGAAAGCTACCCATCGCCTGTAGCCGGCGCTGTTCACGTGCTGCCGGATCTGGGCTGAACCCGTCGCACTCGGCGTCGATCTGGCGGCGGTACTCAGCCGCCAGTAGCGCAACGTCCTTAAGGAAGTCTTTTTTGCTAAGCTTACTCACACCATTCTCCTGGGACGAATACCATGTTTGCAGAATTCACTGCCGCAGCCAGCGCGCTGAAAGCCGCCACTGATATCACCCAAGCCTTGTTGACATTGAAGACCGATGCCGCAGTATCCGCGAAAGTCGTACAGTTGAATGGCGTCATTGCCGATGTCCAACAGCAATTGTTCAAGGCGCAGGCAGATTACGCTACGACTCAGTCCCGACTGAAGGAGCTGAAAGCTGAAATAGAGCAGTTCAAGAATTGGGAGCAGGAGAAACAGCGATATCAGCTGCACCAGTTGGCTGAGGGCACAGTGGTGTATCGTGTAAAACCTGATATGCAAGGCGATGAGCCGGTCCATGAGCTTTGTCCTAATTGTTACCAGAATGGTGTCAAATCGATCTTGCAAAAGTACGGTATTCAAAATGGCCATCATTCGGTCACATGCCCCAATCCCAATTGCCGCGCAGTATTCCTATGTGAAAAGCAGGCTAGGCAGGTACCAATGCCTCCGCCACCAAGTACTAATAATTACTGGTAATTAGCCATACCACTTGGCCAACTCCTCCCCAAATGGCTCCAGCACCTCAACAAATGCGTTGGCATGCTTCGGGTATTTGTCGCGGATGAACGTAGCCATGCGTTGCACTACTTCCATCGCCGTCGCCAGCTGGCTGGTCTCCGGTAATACTCGCTTGCTGGCGGCGATCGTTTTGTTAAACGAGTCTGCCAAGCTGGCCAGCATCGCCACCTTCTTCTCGGCCGGTATCTGGTCATTAGCGGTCAGAGCGTCCATCGTCGCCTGATATTGGGTCATGAACCCTGCCAAGGCGGCACGGGCGATGCTCTCTATCCCATCGCCGGCCAGCAGCGCCGCCGCACGCACCTTGTCCCAATCGTCGCCGGTATCGGCCGATTCGCGTTTCCAGCGGCTGGCGGCAGACATCGACACGCCGCATTGCATGGCGGCCACTTCCAGGCTGATGCGGTCAAACACGTATAGGCGGCGGACCTTGTCTCGCGTCTCTGGTGTATGCGCCATTACAGCGCCCGCTTGACCAGTTCGACGGCGATGGCGGTGCCTACCGCGACGATGCCGCCGCTGATCGCGCCCGCTCGGGCAGCCTGCTGCTCAACGTGGCGCAGGCGGCCGTCCATGGCGTCCAGGCGCTCGTTCTGTACCGACTGGCTGGCGACGATCATGTCCAGCTTGCCTTCAATACGCCCCAGGGCGCGGGTCAGTTCGTTGTTCTCGGACATCAGCGTTTCCCTTCTTGGCGTTGTTGGCAGTCGATACAGCGGGTGCAGCCGGGCACAGCCTGGCGGCGCGGCGCGGGGATCGCATCCCCGCAGTCCTCGCAATGGCTGTAGCTGCTCAGCGAGGAGGCGCGGGCCAGATCCGCCTGGATGGCCAGCGCCTGGTCGCGTTGCCGCTGCTCCAGTTCCTGGGCACGGTCAAAATCATCCATGCGCGGCCCCCTGGTGCAGCCGGATGTAGCTGTCCAGGCGTATCTCCAATTCCTGGCACCAGCGGCCGTAATCGGCGGCGTGGTTCAGTAGGTCTGCGGGCGGTAGCCCTGCGCGGGAGGAGCTGGCTTGATCGGCTTTTGCAGCATTTCCGGCGTCGGCCGAGGGCATACCCGAATCGGACTCGGCGTAACCGAGGGCGGCGCGGTAGAGCCGCAGGCTGTCAGGGCCAAGGCCAGTAAAAGCAGCGCCATCACGTTGCGTTGCATTGGGGATTCTTTCTTTGAGTTGAGCCTGGCTGCGCGCCAGCTCGCCACGGGCCTGCAGCAACTGCCAGCCCACCTGGTGGACCAGATCAGCCAGGCGCTTTTGCTCGGCACTGGCTGCAGTCAACGTGCGGACGTTGTCCTCGGCCCGTTGCTTCAGCTCGGCGGCGTGCTGAGCCTTCAGGGTGGCCAGCGCCACCTGGTGACGCTGGTCGGCCAGGGACTGGCCGGTTTGATAGCCGACATAGCCCACACCTAGCAGCGGCAGCAGGTAGACGGCCCCTTTGATGGCCAGGGCGGCTAGCGGGTTAATTGTCATTGCCGCCCCCTTTGGCATCGCGTTGGGTAGCGATCCAGCTGCGCGCCGCCGAATACCCGCCCACCACGCCCAAATAGATCAGCCATACATCCGCGGTCAGCGTGCCCGCCACACCCTGGTAAATGAACATGCCTGTGCCGGCTGCGCAGGAGATGTTCGCCCACAGCTTGCTGTGGCTCAGCTTGCCGGTTGCAGGGTTTTTGAACAGATCGCCAAGGGTCATTGGTATCCCCGTTGCAGCGCGAAGTGGGGAAACTCACGGAATGGCGCATTGGGCCGGCCGTACCAATGCAGGCCCAGCTCCATGCCGATGCGGCCGGCGGTTTGCCAAGCGGGATGTTTGTCATCCCAGCACGGCTTCCCGCCGACAATCGGTACGACGTCGAACGCGCGAGCTGCCGGCCGCTCCTGGATCATGGCGTTGTGCTCGGATTGGCCGCCACGCGCGTTGGTGACGCGCGCGCCGGGCTTGCCATTGCGGCCCTGAGCGTACAGCTGGTTTTGCTCCTCGGCGGAGCGGTAGGTGCAAGTAATCAGGATGTCCAGGCCGGCAGCCTGGCAGCGCCGCAGAAACTCGCGGCACAGCGGCTGCAGGTCGGGATGGAGGTCTTCTATTTTGCGGCTAGGCATGTCGGTGTCCTGTGGATGGGAACACCGCCAGAATAAGAAAACGCCCCGGTTGGGGCGCTGTGCAGGCTTTCAGTGTATTCGGTCTGATTCACACAGATTTTGCTAGCACCTGGCTGCATGCTTGGGTGGCTTGATCAATTTTCTGCCGTTGCATGTTGACCGCGCCATTATCTGTCAAATCTAGAACTCCCTGAGGCTGCGTTTCCCGGATAATCCAGTACAGATTTTTAGCCTCGGACAGCATGCCTTCGCAAGCATCATACTGGCTTGTCTGTCGATTTCCATATTTTTGATATTGCTCATTCAGAACAATCGGCGAGCTCATCGCATCGTTTAGCAATGGATATTTTTCTAAAGCGCCAGCCGGTACAGCACGGAAGAAGAGGTCATAGTCTTTTTCTTGAACTTTCAATTCCAGATTCTTGGTAATGAACAAGGCTGCTCGATACTGAATTTTAGCAACAGCCTTAATCTCTTCTAAGCTGAGAGACCTGTTTGCGCTGTTCAACTGACGCAGCCTTCCCACGTCTTCAGAGGTTAAGCTCGCAGGCTGCCCACAACCGATAAGAAGTCCTGCAAGCAGCACTGGCAAAATGATGCAGCGGCGTACCATGGCATTTCCCTGTTCTGAAATGACAAAATGCTAAAACAATACCTCCTGTCTTGTCTCGTTAACTCTGTCGGTTTTCTTCAGCACCATCCAGACATTTCGTTCAGTCATCTGGTAGCGGCGGGCCAGCAGCCCGACAGCGTGGCTGGCCGGATGCGTGAGGGTTTCCTCGTCAAACTCAGCACGGATCATGCGGTCCCGCACCTCGCGTAGCGCTGTCGCGCAGCGGGGGATGGCCAGCACCTCGCCACCAAAGTGCAAAGTCAGAATATTGGCGGCATCAACGCCCACGACCTCGGCCAGCGCCTCGTAGCGAATCTGGCCATCCCGGCGCTTATTTTTGGAGATGGGAAAGGTGGTTCCACCCCAGGCCTCTATCAATCTCAGCGCCTTGGGTAGGCCAATCAGGCTGGCAATCAGCTGCGCCATTTCCGGCAACAGGTGCTGCACGTCGTTCAGTTGCATCCCTGGAACCTCCCATGTCGTTTCGCGTCGTACGTCAGCGCGGCAACCAGCCCATGCAGCTGCACCGGGGCAAGCCAACCGGCACGCTCCACGCCATACATGCGTTGAGCCATGGCGTCGGCGTAGTCCCAGGGCCGGCCGGCCTCGGCCAACAGCGCCTCCGCCTTGTTGATCAGGCTTTGCCGGCTCTCGCCAACGCGGGGTTTGTCAGCCGCTTTGCGCTTGGGCTTCCAGCCGCAGCGCTTCATGTGTGTCAGTACCCGGTCAATACCGTCTTGCGTGAGGTCTTTGCTAGATGCCGCGCCTCCCACGCTCAGCAACATGGCGCGGTAGGTCTCGTCGTCCAGCCCCAGTTCCTTCTTGGCAATGTGGATCATCGCCAGTGCCGGATTGCGCATACTTGCCTCCGTTGCTTGGTTTGCAGCCCGCAGCGTTGAGCGGCCCGCCGGTTTCAGAGGACGGCATCTCCAGTTAACCATGGAGGTGGGCCGCTCAACGCTGCGAGCTGTTGGTTAAAACCCGTTGCGGAGCCGGCATGACCGGCTCGACATCAGGCTCTACGTCTTACTGCAGTGCGTCCTTCAGCAACTTGGACGCGGCAAACTTCGGCGCTCGGCGGCCGGGGATCTCCAGCGCCTCGCCGGTCTTCGGGTTGCGGCCGAGCCGGGGCTGAGTCTGTTTGACCGCCAGCTTGCCCAGGCCGGGCAGCAGCGCTTCGCGGCCGGCCTGCAGCTCGGTGGTGGCGACATCGCCGAACGACTCCAGGAAGGCAGCGACGTCTACCTTGCTGACAGCGCGCTCATAGCGGATCTTCATGGTCTCGGTAATGCGTTCCATCAGTTCTTGCTTGGTCATGGCGGTTCCTTGTTTCAGTGGAGGGAGTGGGACGGCTTGCCGTTGACGACGACGTGCTTCTCGCATAGGTCGTTCATCAGCTGATGTAATCGTTCGGCGTCATGCTGCAGATGGGCGGCAACCAGATCGCCGACCTGGCTGGCGATCTCGGCCAGAGCGGCTCGCATGGCAGCCATGACCTCGCCGCGATACAGGACGAGTTCGTTGGCGCACTTCAGCGCGGTGCGCAGCTCGGTCACATTGCTAAGCGTGCCCGGATCGACAGCGCCGGTCGGAGCGTTAACCGCGATGCCAGGAAAGTCGGGGTCCGCCGGATTGACGAGGACGCGCTCCGGCGGCGAGCCCAATTCGGCGATGGCGCTGCGCAGGAAACCGTAGGCGAATGAATCACCTTCAGCGGCACGCAGCGCGCCCAGGGACACGGCCAGGACGGCAGTCAGGTATTCGCTGCGGTCGGTTCCGGACAGGCAGGCGGTGGCCTGCATGGTCAGGTCGATGGCACGTTTGATATCAGCGTTCACGTTGTTCGGTCCCATCTCACTCTCCTTTGGCTTTGCGCATGGCGCGGGTGACGGCCTCGGTGTGAGGTCCGGAGATTAGTGCGATGGCAAGAGAACCACCGCCAGTCAGTTCCATTTCTACGATTTCAAGCTGATTGCCCTGGATGCTTTTTGCTTCTTCGAAAACATCGACCAGCGTGGTATTGGGCCAGCCGAATAAGTCGGTCAATTTGCTCATTTCACGCCCCCGCGATATCAAGAGGAATCGGGCGGTATTGATCGGTGTCGCCGACCCGCTCATAGACCCGGATGTAAGACCGGCTCGCCACTACCTGGACGGCCTCGCCGATTGCCGTCATTGCCTCCTTCCAGCGCTCGTCCTGGATGTCGTAGCGGCGCAGAGCCAACACGCGGCCCGTGTTGATCTGGCCTTGCTTGTCAGTCGCAAAGGCTTCATTGACGATCACCTGCAGCTCGGGGCGGGCGCCTGCTGTCCAGTCCGCCAGGCATTCGTCAATCTTGGCGCGGGCCGCCTGCAGGCGTTCGTCAAAGCCAATCTTGTCTTGGCTGGCGCGGTTGATCTTGTATTTGCCGTCAAACGAATACAGGGTCAGGTTTCCCTTTTTTCCGCCCAGGGCCGCGCCATACTGCTCGGTCGAGAGGTCGACAAAGGCGGCGATATCGCCGAATGCGCGGGCCTTGAATCGGCCCAACACCTCGGACAGCTCCTGAGCGTCTTTCACCAAGGCGCGCACCAGGTTGTCGCGCTCGCGATCAATCGGCTTGATCAGGCTTTCCGGGACCAAATGGCCTTTGGCGTCTTTCCAGTAGCCATCGGGCGCTTGTGCTTGTTTCTCGTTCATCACGTACTCCTCATCAGTTGCTTGATCTTCTGCAGCTGGGCCTTGTTGCGGGCCAGCCATTCCGGGGTCAGCCGGGCTTCCTCTTCCGCCCGCCAGAATCGCCTGGGCGGTCGCGGCGGCGTGGGCGGAGGTTCAGGGCCGGGAGGCGGCGCGTTGGGTGGTGCTGCCTCCATCTCCGCCGGGGCCGGCGCGGTGCTGGGGGCTTGTGGCTGGCATTGGGCCTGCTCATCCAGGTAGTCCAGCCACACAATCCGCCGCGCCTCGCGCCGTTCCGTTCCCATGGCAACCAACCGCTCCACCTCGGCGGCCAGCACCGCTTTGGTTTTGTCGTCTAGAACCGTGTCGCTCATGCGTCCAGCTCGTCCCACACCACGCGGCAGCCGTTCAACTGGAACTGCCCTTGGCGGTACTTCCCGAAATAGGTGTCCTGATCAAAGCCGTAGTAGGCGGCTTTCCCTTCCTGAACCATTGCAGAGCAGCTTTCGTGCTTCAGAATGCGGATCGTCGGGCGTGGCGGCTCCATTTCCACGCCCACTACGGTTAGCCCGCGCTGGGTCAGGCGCTCTACGGCAGCGGCCACCAGGTGCGCGGCTGCAATCACTTTTGCGTTTTGGATCGGTCGTTGCGTTTGCATCTTCACTCTCCTTTGCAGCGGTTTTGGCACCGCTGGCATGCGCGCCAGTGGGCCAGCTTTAACGGGTTGTGGGTCGGGGCTTGGCTGGTGGACTGCGCTTTACACTCATCCGGCGTCAGGTCGCGGCCAAGATACGGGCAGGCCACGCGGCCCAGGGTGTTCAGGACCGCGCCGGCCACGCGTTCCGTCTGGCCGGGGTATTTGCCGGCAAGCACCAGGCTGACGGTGGTTCGGCTGTAGCCCAGCAATTTGGCAGCTTGGCCAATGCTGGTGCGCTCGACCTCGGCGCGCAGTAGGGGGAGCCAGGGCGATTCAGAGGTCGTCATGGTTCATCTCCTCCTGCCACACCACCTTGTCCAGGTTCGGGTCGTACACATAGGCATTGCGGCCAACGACCGGCGGACGCGGCCCGGAATAACGTTGGGGAAGGAATCTGTAACGCGGGGTGGATCGTTTTCCTGCCACTCTGGTGGCCTTGGCCTTGACGACATAGCCGGCCTTCACGAGCTGGCCGATATATAAGCTCGCGGTGCTATGGGCGACAGGGCGATCAGGGGTGCTGGCCAGCGCAGCCAGTTCTCGGGAGGAAAATTCCCCGCCGACGATGCGCATCGTCCGCCACATGGCCTCGGTGCACAGATCGCGCGAAATGGGCCGCCCCTTGGCGTCCAGGCGTGGATACTCGATGCCTGTATCCTTCACCAAGCGGAAGCGCTGCTGCTCGGCATAGCCGGTGCGCTGATTAATACGTTCGACGTAGCCGCCCAGCACCAGGGCGTTGACGTAGTGCCCGATAGCGCCGAGGGTCGCCAATGTGTCGCTGTGGATCAGTTGCGGCGTGAAGTCGTCGCGGCGCGCGCGGATGGCGTCCCAAATGCGCTGGTGCGCGCCACGGCCGCCAGAGCTCTCCATTCGCGTTGCATGACGTGCGGTACGCATCAGATTGCCCCCCGACGCTTCGGCGCGTCGCCGGTGTACAGGTCGCGGTCTCCCCACTTGGCCAGCGTCATTTCGGATTCGGCCAGCATCATGGCTTCCTCATGCACACGGGTCAGGTTCACGCATACGCGGCGCACGGAGCCATGCGACAACTCAACCACGCGGGCCAGCAGGTCTTCTGCGATGTCGACTTGGGGACAATAGATCGGCGACAGCTTACGGGCATCGTCCAGGCTGACGGGGAGTGCAGGAATCCAGGCCATCACGCGGCTATGGAACCGTTCCCAGCGCTTGAGCTTCTGCGGAATGGTCTCTTCGCCGACCAGCAGCAGGGTGCCCTGGCTGCCTTCGTAGATATCGCGCACCAGTTCGACCAGGCCATCGGAGCGCAGGCAGAAATCAAACTCGTCGACGATCAGCGGCCGCCGGGATGCAGCGATCTGTTCGCATACCTGGTCGAGTAGGTGCGGGATGGTGCCGCTGGGCTTGATGCCCATCTCGAATAGGATTTTCTCCAGCAGCGTCTTGCGGCTCCATGCGCTGCGCATCTGCACGTAATAGCCGCGCGTCTGGTTCGCCAACGCGCTGCAGGCGATGGTTTTGCCCCGGCCGGCCTCGCCGTACATCACGCCGATGCCCGGCAGTCCGTCGACCCGCGACAGCAGTTTTTCGGCCGCCACGGCGACCAGGTCGAGGTTGGAAATGTTGGCCACTCGATTGACCTGCGATTGGGGTTGCGTCATGATTTGGGCTCTTTCTAGTGGTTCATGCAGCGCCGTTGCAGCGGCGATGCGTTAGGCGCTCTTGCGCTGATATGTCCGGAATTCGGCGGTCGCCTGATAGGTGTGCCGCCATTTCCTTGCTTTCTCGCTGTCGATTTCCTCCTCGCTCATCCCATTCAGTTGTTGCCATTCCGCCCAGCGGGCCTCCGGCGTGGTTGGCACTGCCCAGGTAGGCAATTCCGCAACCGGCTCAGGCATGGCCTGCCGGGTCTCCGGCTCATTCGCCACGGTCACCACGTCCACCGGGTCCAAGGCGCGGGCGCGCTGCGCCAGTTGCTCGCGATTGAAGGACATAAAGCCGGGGATGGTGACGGTGTCGATCTGCTCCAGCGCCGGGGTGCCGTGCAGCTCCTCGCGCACCTCGACCAACTTCGCCTCCAGGCGCTTCTCGCGGCCGGCCGCGCGTTTCTCGCGGGCGCGGTCGATAACGGACTTCGGCATGTAGTCGCGCTTATTGGCATCCAGCTCGGCTGTGCACAGAAAGCGGCCCTGGTCGTCGTAGACCCAAACGGTGTGAGGGTCGTGGATGTCGTAGCCGACCCGCAGCTGCTCGCCGTGGAACTCCTCCAGGGCGCGGGCAAAGTAGCGGTTGCCGAGCAGTTCGATCTCGCAGCGGCGCACGGTGCGCAGCATCTGCGGGCGGAACAGCGGGCGGGCTTCGTCATCGGTGACGCGGTGCGCCTCAAAGCCCTGGGCGACGTGCTGTTCCCAGACCTCGTTCGGTGTCATGTGGCGACGTCGGCCAGTGGCCTGGTCTGTAATCTTGGGCAGGCTGCGGTGCGGGCGGTCGTTGTACTCGGCCACGCGCTCGTCGCAGAACGCGATGAAACGGTCCCACGCCATCAGCTGCATGGCGCTGACTTCCGCAGACTTGATCGCCTTGCGCGACAGCTTGAAGGTGGCCAGCTTGGCCTCGCGGTCCATGTCATGGCCGATGTAGCCGGCTTGCAGACTCTTCGCCGCGTTGACCCATATGGTTTGGTGCAGCCGTTCAATCACGCCGCGCGCCTGGGAGTTGTACGGCAGGCTGTTGACCATCTCGATGCCCAGCCGGGACATGAAGCCGGTTGCGACATCCAGCATCATTTCGTTCTTGTAGCCGGAGCCGTTGTCGACGTAGAACACGGCGGGGATGCCATGCCGCAAGCAGGCATCGCGCAGGGCGTCCAGTACCGCCAACCCGCTCTCGGCCAAGGCCACCGACCAACCCACCACGCGGCGGGTGGCGATGTCGACCATGGAGGTGATCTCCGGGCGGAACGGGCGGCCATGCAGCGGGTGTTGCACCTCGGCGTCAAAGGTGTGGCCATCGGCGCTGTAGATATCGCCCGGTAGCAGGTTTTCGAAGCCACGGCGGATGAAAGGCTTGAGCGTCTTCAGCTCGCGCTCGCCCATGCGGCCGATCTCGCGGCTGACGTTGCCGACTTTCTGCAGGAAGCGGCGGACCTGCCAAACGCTGGGCACCTCGGTCCCCGGCTGGGCTTGCGCCCAATCAGCGGCAAACAAGCGGTAAGCATGTTCGACTGTCGGCTTCTCCGGCCGCTGGTAATAGCCCAGGAAGAACGGAGCCCAGGCCGGCACGCTCATGTCGCGCTCGCGCTTCTTCGGGGCCAGCATGCCGGCGCGCTCGTACTCAACAAAGCGCAGCACGCTGCGAACGCTCGGCAAGCCGTCCGGGCTGGGGCGGCCGCGCTCATCGCGCGCCATTTTGAGCATCTTCACCAGCTGTTCGCTGGCGGTGCCCAAGCGGGCCATGTCGAGGAGCGTCGCAGCCGCTTTTTTCAGCGGATACCCGGAGCGCTTCATCAGCATTTCCAGCGCCTGCAGCACGCCGCGCCGCGCGTCGGCCTTTAGCGACTGCGCCTCGGTTTCGATCAGTGGCAGCTGTTCGGCGCGCCGTGTAGGAAGAGCTGGAGCCGGCATGGCGGCGGCTACGCTTTCGGCGGCTTTAGCCTTGATTGCTGCGACCACCTCGGCGGGCGGGGTGTATTCTCGGCGGATGCCGCCTCGGCCGGTGGTTTCGACGTAAGGCCAGGATTCGCGCTCGGCGCGAGCTATCAGGGCCACTTTAGAAGTTGGGAGCCCAAGCAGATGTAGTGCCGCAAGTTCCGATGCACTGTAGTGCGATTTCACGAGAGGCGCGTTCATTTTTCGCCTCGCGCGCTTCGACGAATCTTGCCCATCAAATGGCCAAAGAGCTTTTCGTCCATTTGTCCTTCGATTGCTTTCTGTTTCGCCTTGATATGTCGATCCAGAACAGCCATAGCCCCAAACTCTGCACACAGTGCTTCATCTGTCGTCAGAACTTTTCTACCCGCTTGATGAGCCATCCACTCCAAGGGACGAGCGTCTTCGCAGACAGACATCAGGGCCATCAGGGCATCAACAGGGATTCGGCGATCAATCTGGCTTGGTGCACACCACAAGTCCAGGTGGGATTTATTGACCGGGCGAGCCAGCCTCTCGCTTATCGCATCCGCTACCCGTTCGCGGGAAAGGCCACGGGCAAAGGCGTCATCAAGTGCGGAAGCCAGCATTTGACGAATCCCCGCGTCGTATAGATTTTGGCCCTGGGCTGCGACGACCCCTTCGGGCGTTTCAATCGCGAATACATCGAAGCTGAGAGCTAGCTGCCCTGGTGGATTGCGTGGTCTTCTACTCATAGTGTTCTCCAGTAGTCGTAAGCGTTAAAATTGTCCCGATAGCATTACACTTGAGATTTACCCTGATTGCTGCTCACTCCTTCGATATACTTATGGGCATAGCGAGGCCGAATTCGGCGTCCTTCACGGGTCCAGCGTTCGGGCCAAAGCTCGTGTGGTGGAACGCCTAGGAACTCTGCGATCACAACCTCGCCAGAGAGGACTGGTCGAGCAAGAGCATTCCGTATAGTTGACGGCGGTAGATCTTGTTGACGCGCAAGGGCCGACATCGTGGTTCCCCGTTTTCGGATAGCCGCTTTGATATCCTCCTTGTGCCATCCTTTGTGTTTACAGGCGCTCATGTGGATTCCTTCGTTACCCGGTAGCAGCCGGTTTTTTAGGCGGGAGCTAATCCCGAACGTCATCTTTAACGAAGATTAAGTGTTCTTAAGTGTTAAGTCAATGCTTAACGCTCGTCCTGCGCGTCGCCGGCTCTGAGCGATATCGGGCGCGAGCAAATAAACACAATTAAAACAAGATAATGCGCTGATTCTGGCTCAGGGATTGGAATCTGTTTAAGTGTTGCGCGAACCTAACGGTTCGTTATGGGGAAGTGTTAGGTGAAAAAGCTATACTCAGCGAGTGAGATCGCAGCGATGTGCCTACCAGGCTTGCCTAAAAGCAAGCCTGCGTTGATTGCGCGCGCACAAAGTGAAGGCTGGTTCTTCGAGGAGAGAAAAGGAATCGGGGGAACACGCAAGGTCTATGAGATTCCTGCGCGCTATCTCGGTGAGGCCAAAACGTTGCCTGCTGAGGCCACATCAGTAGCAGGCACAATTGTCGCCGGCTCGTCAGATATCGACCTCTCAAAACTTCAAATGGTCGAAACGGTACTAGAAGAAGCTTTGCGTGCTCGGGGGCTGGAGATCGACCCTGCTAGGCGAGGAGCTGTAGTGGCTTTCCTGTATGACTACGCTAAGAAAGGTGGCAACCAGGAAGGCATCCTGATGGCTATCAAAGCGCTAGTGGCTTGACGTAGTGGCAAAAGGTACAAGTGCTGTGAAAATGCATATGGTATAGCATGGGACATTTCTAATGCGTATCAGCAGCACATTGAATGCAGGAAGAGGTAGAGGTAGAAGCCTTGCGGCGCTTACTAGATGGCGCGCTCAGGGTCGCAGCGCCGCAGCGCCCGGAGACATTGTCCGGCCTCTCTCTCATCGATACCAACGCTGATGCGGCCAATGATCCGCTATTCGAAGTCATTCGCCCGCTGTTCAATGCCAAAAATGGCGCAAATCTGGTTAAGATCGCGCCATTTTTTATCGCTACCGTGCATTTCTTCCTGGATGATCCTGGTCAGTGGATAGCCGCGTGGTTACTGGCTTTCTTGGCAAACAAGCGGCCGGCCACCCGGTGA